ACCTACCCCAACCCGGAGAACGAAGGGCAATGGCTGCCCAAGCTGGATGCCAAGGCCCTGCTGGCAGTGGCTACCAACCAGCCCGGTGCGGTCTGGTACTGTGCCATCGACAGTATTTCTGCCAACAACGCGGCCACACCGCTGCATATCGTACCTGTTCCGCGAGATGACGACTCCGGCATCATGCTCATCGGGCAGGCCAAACCCCTCCCGGCGCGTCCGTCCAGGGCCAGTTGCAAGGCCATTGTGGTGGCATAGCCACGGCTCGCCCTGTGAGGCTTTTTTACCTTCAGGGCGAACCGGAATAAGGGGAAAACTTTTAGACTAGTCTAAAACCAGTCTAAAACGCGAGCAAAGGGGATAGCCATGCTGCTCTGCAACCGTGAAAACATCACAGACCTTCTCCACGCCAAATATGTGGAGGCATGCGAAAGGCAGAACCCCGGCCTTGTGGAGCGCACTATTGAGGACGTATCCGGCGAGGTGGGCGACCGCCTTTCCTACCGCTATCCGCAGCCCTGGCCCTATGTGCCGGAGCTTGTACGCTATATAGGGGCGGTGATCAGTGCCTACCGGATCGTGGAGGCCATCACGTCTCTGGTAGATACCGAAGCCAGTTCCGACAACGAATGGATACCGCTGCAAAAGCAGTGGAAGCACGTCCTTGAGCTTTTGGATGACATCGTTTCCGGCAAGCAGAAACTGCCGCTGGAAGAAGCCAATCCAGATCGTGAAGCCCCCGGCTTTGCCGTGGTGAGCCGTCCGCCACTCTTTGATTTTAGGGGGCTGTAGCTATGGCCGGAAACTCTGGAGTCTCCCTGAAATGGAACGGGCTGGACAGGGCCATCCACAAGGCTTGCCGCAACATGGCAGAACGGCAGGAACTCATGAGCAGTATTGGTGAAGCCCTGGTCTCCGGGGCAGTCCTGCGCTTCAGTATGGAAGAGGACCCGGAGGGTAGGAAGTGGCAGCCTTCCCGCCGGGCGCAGACCACAGGCGGGCAGACCCTGAACGATACAGGGAGGCTTCGGGATTCCATAGACTACGCCACCACTCCGGAAACAGTCCTGGTGGGCACCAATGCCAAATACGCCCGCATCCATCAGCTTGGGGGCAAGATTCGGCCCAAGTCCAAAAAGCGTCTAAAATTCAAGGGAATCGGGGGCGAGGATGTCTTTGCCAAAGAGATCACCATCCCGGCCCGGCCTTTCATCGGTATTTCAGCCGATGACCTTGAGGAAGTGAAGGAAACCATTGCCGAGTACATGGGCAATGCCTTCGGGAGAAGGTGATGCAAACCTTTGCCACCAGTGTCATCACGCAGGCAGCTCTGGCAGCCGGATTGCCCGAAGGGCGGGTCATCGATCTGGTGAAAAAGGACAACCTGACCATAGAACGGCCCCGTATCGAGCTGCAGTTCCTGCCGGAACGCTATACCCGCACCGGGCGCAAACTGGGCGTGTGGCGCACCAGAGAAGAGTATCTTCGCAAGCGGGAGCTGTACGAGGTGGAGCAGACGGTTTCCGCCAATGTGCTGGCCGAGGACAGGGCGTGGCTGGAAACCTTCAGCGTTGATTTTGTAGCCCGTTTGCCGCGTGGTGGGAACGACAGCCGTGGCAACTGGGTTCGGGTTCGGGCGCAGAAGGCCACCTTCGGTCGCCCGCCGGACAAGAGGGTGGGCGATGCAGTCATAGAGGTTTTTACCAAGGTCAACCGTCTGTTTGTGCTGTCCTTTGTGTGGCGCATAACAGCAGAAGAAGTGGAAGCCCTGATTCCCACCTTTACCATATATCCAAACGTACAACCCTAGGAGGAACAGCAATGGCCAGAAAAAACTCCCCGGACAATGGGCAGACAGAAGAAAACATGGAAACCATGCCGATGGAAACAGGCCTGGAAGCCGCACCGACAATGGTTTTGGAAACTCCGGTGGAAGCCGCAGCAGCTACGCCGGAAACTCCTGCCGAAGCGACAGTGCAGCCCCCTGAGCAGACATCGCAAACATCGGAACTGGAGCCTCTGGCCGTGCTGGTGGATCGGCATCGGATTCCGGCATGGCAGGAGGCAGCCCTGCTCCGTTTCATGGACTGGACAGGGGACAGGCACGTCAGTGAGCAGGAGTTCAAGACTGCGCTTGACGCCCTGAAGACCCGCCGTATCGGCGGAGGACGGAGGTAGGTTGCGGCAGCCGTTAGCGGGTCTTGCCCGCTTACGGATGACGACAGCAAACCGCTAAAAAAGGAGGAATATCGCTATGGGCGATGTCATCACCTATCTTGTGGACGGCACGTCCGGCCTTGTGGCTGGCGGTGTGGACGGCAAGGCCATTGTGGCTGGCGTCTGCTCGCAGGGCACTGTAGGCAAGGCGTATCTTGTGGGCAAACGCTCCAACCTTGAGGAGCTGCTGGGCAGCGGCCCTCTGGTGGATCATTTACGTGATATGCTTGTCACAGCCGGGCAGGAACCAGCCATCGTTGCCGTGCCTGTCCGGGGGCAGCAAAGCGGTTATATCACCGAGCCTGTGGTTACAGGCAGTGATGTAGTACCCGTGGTTTCCGGGCTTGCTGCCAAAAATGCGGACATCGTGCTGCGTGTGGTCACTGCTGGGGGCATCGGCACAGCCACGGTAGAAGCCTCCATCGATGGTGGCAAAACCTATGGCGAAGCCCAGACCTCGGCCGAACAGCTGGTCATCGGTGCGGGAGAGGAGGCCACCGGAGTCACACTGGTATTCCCGACCGATGCGGAACTGGAGGCAGGGGCAACGTTTTCTGTCACAGTGCGTTGTGCCGTTGGCCCGGTGGAGCGCATGGGCGATACAGCCAGTCCCCTTGTGGCCGTGACCACGGAAAACGGTGTTCTGGCCGGAGCGGAACTTGTGCTGCAGATCGTCAAGGGCGGCGGCCTCAACGAGGGCACCTACCAGCTTTCCGTGGATGGTGGCGACAACTTTCAGGCCGTGCGTACCCTGCCGGTGGACGGCAAGGCAGACGTGTCCGGTTTTGGCGTAAGCCTGACCTTCCCCGAAGGGCTGTATACGGCTGGTACCACCTACACCTGCAGGCTGCTGGCCCCGGTGCCATCCATTGTAGATGTCATGGATGCGCTGGAAAGCCCGCTGGCCCTGTATGATGTGGAATTTGTCCATGTGGCCGGGCCCACGGATTCTGTGGATTGGGCCGCCGCCCAGACCAAGGCGGAGGAACTGTGGAATCTCCATCGGCCTACCTATTTCAAGATGGAAACCCGGCTGCCCTACGCCAATGAAGACCTGAACGACTACGCCGCCTGGCTGCTGGCAGAAAAGCAGGGCTTTGCCGGACGTTTTGTGACCGTATGCTGCCAGTTTGGCGAAGTGGTGGACAGCACAGGGGCATCGCATCTGCGTAACGCTGGCGGCCTGCAGGCCGGACGGGTGATCTCCATCCCTGTGCAGCGGGCCACGGGCCGGGTCAAGGACGGCCCGGTTTCCCAGCTCTTTTTGCCCGAAGGCTGGGAGGCCGTGCAAAGCACTCTGGAGGATGCGGGTTTCCTGACTGCCAAGAAGTACGCCGGGCTGGACGGCGTGTATTGGGGGGACTCCCGCACTATGGCGGACGCCACCAGCGACTACCGCTATGAGGAAGTGCTGCGTACCGTGTTCAAGGCCGTGCGTCTGCTGCGTATCGCTGCCCTCAAGAGCATGTACGATGAAGCAGGAGACCCCCTGCTGCCGGATTCCGTCACAGGTATTGCCTACCTCAAGGCCAATCTTGAAAACGCCCTGGATACTATGGTCAAGGCCAATCCCAAGGAACTGGCTGGTTATGTGGTGGATATTGCCCCCGGACAGGACATAACCAACAACGGTGCAGCGGTGGACATCACCCTGATCGGCATCGGCATCATCCGGCAGATCAAGCTCTATCCTCGCTATGTCTATGCCGGGTCTACTTTTGATCCGCGTACAGGCAATGTGGCGTAGGGGGAAAGGCATGACCGACTTTGCCAGGGCAAGGGAAGAATTCTACCGCTTCCTGTATGACAGATTCACGGATTCAGACGGCCCGTACAGCGGGCCTTCCGAATTCGAGCGGCTTTGCCAGACCAGTACACTGATGGAACGGGCAAAGACATTCGCTTCTGACCTTGGACATATCAGGCAGAACAGGATGGGCTGGTACAGGCTGACCGCACAGGGTGTTCTCTATGCCGAAGAACAGGGCTTTGCCGGAAGGAGGAACTGATGGCTATCAATGGAAAGAACTATGACTGGGAGGATATGCACATCATCCTTCCCAGCGGTGAGGCCGTAGGCATTACCGAAATCAAGTACACGGACGGACAGGGCATTGAGGCCCGTTATGGGCGCGGGGCCATCCCGCGAGGCTGGGGCCGTACCAATTACGAGGCCAGCGGCTCTATGGTGCTGGATCGCGAGGAATGGGAGCAGCTCAAGGTGGCTCTTGCGGCCACTGGTGGCGGCAGCATTTATGACCACAGGCCGTTCACCATCGTTGTGGCCTATGCCAACAATGATATGGGCAATGTGGTGGATACCCTCAAAAGCGTCAAGATCACCAAGTTTGACGGAGCCGGTGGGGCGCAGGGCGATGCCAATGTTTCGCCCATAAGCTGCGAATTC